GTGGCGGCGATCCCGCCGAGAATGCTGGCGATCATCTCTGCCCCCGTTTCCAGTCATCCAAGCGAGCGTATATCGTGAGCGCGATCCCCCCGAGAGCCACGGCGATGAACACCCAACGGAGCGTGTCTAGGTATGGCACGAGCGGCAGGATGGCGGTCTGCGTCTCGGCCACGACGCTCTGCGCGACTTCAACCCCGGCTGCGCCCAGCGTGGCCACTCCGGCCGCTCCACCACCCTTCATGGTGCGGCTTTGCGCCAGAATCTCACGCGCGGGCGGGGTTTCCTCAGCAAAGGCCGTCGCCCGAACCGGGAACCGCTCACCCCACTGGCGCGCGGGGCCGAGATCGACATGGATGAAACTCGAGCGCGGATAGAAGCCAAACCCAAGGAAGCCGACAGCGCGTGCCGCCGCCTCGAACGCCACCGGATCGTGGTTCGACATGGCGATATCGAATGCCGCGCCATCCATGTGCTTCGAGTGGGTTGCCCCGCCGACGGCGCGGTTGTGCTCGGGGCTGCGATAGGCGGAGCGGACGATCAGCGGTTTGCCCAGCTGGTCCCGTAGCGCCTGCAGCTTGTCGAGCGCGGGTTCGTTGACCAACAGCTTTCCCGTCCCCCTGCAGGCAATTTCGGCGGGCGAGAAGGTGCGCCAGCGCCACAGATGCTGAGGCACCTCGCGGAAATGGCGGTAAGTGCGAATGGTGTCCGACATGGGGGTCTCCACAGATATTGGGAATGACAGGTAACAACCCGCCGCCCGCGTGGCGGCAGGGGGTGGGCGGGCGCAGACACTCACCTGCGTCGGCGCGCGTCCAGCCTGGCCTCGATCTGGACCAGCCGGTCCCGCGCGTCCCGGTTTTCCTGACGGGTGTCCTGGTGATGGGCGCGGATCAGTCCCTTGACCTCCCCGATCTCTTCATCGAACCGCTCGCGCGTCAGCGGTGGCGGCAGATCCGCGCTGTCCCGCTCTCGTCGTCCCTCGCGGACCGCGCGCAGGCCGAGCGCCCCGATGAGGGCACCGATCGCCGCAAGCAGTCCCGCCAGCTGCTCAGGCGTGAGCATTCCATCTTGCAAAGGCATGCTCCACATCCTTCATCGCCCGGTAAAAACAGATGAAGCCCGCGACCGCGAAGGCCGGAAAGGCAAAGACGGCCGTGGTATGCGGTGCCACCAGGACGAAGCCAGCCGAGAACAGGCAGAACACCGCCGCGTTCATCGCGGCCACCAACGCGCGCACCAGCGGCGTCCACCACGCCTGTCCGTTGATCGCCAGCGCCAGCAGATGCAGGGTGCCGCTCAGGACGAAGAACAGGGCCCATGCTGGCTCGGGAAACCACGTCGTCAGCTGCTGATAGGGCGGCGTGTCCATGACGGCTGCGCGCTGCCCCAGGAATATTCCGAAGCCGAAGGTGGTGGTCGCGAGCCACCACTCGATCGCCCAGTTGTCAAAACTCAATCCCATTGCGGATCTCTCCAAAGGCGTCCAGCGCCGCCGCCCGCGGGCCGCGTTGCAGCACGGGGCGAAGGTCTGGCGTCACACACGATGCGGCCCGTCCTCCAGCCGCAGATCATGGCGGTGCTCAAGGGGGACATGATCGGCCCAGTCCGCGCCGTCGACCTCGGATGCGAATGTGACCGAAGAGCTTCCGCGGCCCTCGAACGTGTAGGAAAAGCGCAGGATCAGCGTCCAGAGCGCCGATAGGCCTGACCTCAGGCTGATCCCGTCCAGCCAGGCATACTGCTTGTACTGGACGGTCTTGCTGCTCTCGAGGATCTCGACAACCTGGTAGATCTGCACCGCCAGCAACTCGTCGAGCCGGTTCTGGTGCCAGCCGTCGATCCGCGCCTGCGTCCCGGCATTGCCGCTCGTGCGCGGATCGGCCGGATCATAGAGCGTGTGATACTCCGTCGCGAGTTCCTTTCCGAGATACCTGTAGCTGTACGCGACCCGGTAATACTTCGTCCCAACCACCTTGATGCCGACGATCGTCCGGAACGGCGAGAGATCAAGCACCATAGATATCATCCAGATCCGGCAAGGGCGGCGTGTCGGGCGGCGGCGGGTCACCCCGCTCGCGAGCCACCGCGAAGGGAAAGGCGATCCGCAGATATTCCCTGCGGTGTTCGATGGTCGGCTCGATCGAGGTATAGGCCCCCTGCACTGTCCGCTCTTCATGCCGTATATCCCGCGTTCCGGTGTAGAAGGTGACGGACCGGATGCCCTCGACCTCGACCGCGGCGGTGCCGAGCGGCACCGTCTCGAGCGTCGTCTCGCGGAATTCCTCGACGCCATTGATCCGGCGATGTCCCGAGGGCCAGCTGATCTCGAAGTCGCCGCCGGCGGTGATTTCCGCTGCGGTGTCCGAGGGCTGCAGCGCATAATCAAAGCTCGACGCCGCGCCCCAGACCACACCGGCATCCGGCACCGGGACAGGTGGCGCGACTGGCCGCCGCTCGGTCGAGAGCGACATGACCCGCACCGGTGCGAGAACGCCAAGACGGGTCACAGTAGGTCCTCCCCATCCGGATGAAGCTTGAACGTCAGGTCATACTCGGTCCGCAACGTCGGCTGGAGCGACGACAGCCGCGGCTTCGGCAGATACTCGGTAAAGGCGAACCGCAGCCGCTCGAACCGCGAGATATCGACAGAGGTCCCAGGCTCGACAGGATCCTTGACGCGCACCTCCTGCGATAGGACCTGCCCCGGAGCACGGATGATCCGCATGTACTCAGCCTGCGACCGGTCAGGAAGCTCGATCACGAACCCCGGGCCGCTCCCGGCCCCGCTATCCGCCGCGGCCGCCGAGAAGGAGAAGGTGGAGGGGCGTCCGAACTGCACGCCCGCCTCGGGCACCGGTTCCGGCGCGACCGGCTCCGGCCGCTGCCGTGCATGCGAGTCCACCAAGATGATGGACGCGAAGGTATCACGCAGGTTCATGGCGTCACGCGAACGGGCCGGGCGGGAACATCTCCTGGCGGTACGTCGGCCACGCGCCCTCCGTCAGCCCGTACGCCTTGATCGTCCATCCGGGAACCAGGATCGGCAACTCCAGGAGCAGATAACTATGAATGACCCGCTCCTCAAAGGCCTGGCCACCGGGATCCAGCACGTAGGACCCGCCCCCGACATACCGCAAAGTTTCCGAGCGGATCGGAAACAGCATCGCCCGCGTCACCGCCACCTCGATCTTCACCTCCGGATCGTCATATGCCGTCACCTCGGCCACGTCGTAGCGCCGCCAGACCGGCGTCATGTCGATGGTCCGGCTCGTGTAAATATGCTTCTGTGGCCAGGTGATGCTGAAGCCGCCGCGGCGCGCCTCTTCCGCATCCGCGTCCTCGCCCATCGCCCATGGATCCGCCTTCGGGTCCTCGATCGTGAAGCCGGATGCCCTGCCCCACTGTGCACTGGCCTCCGGCACCGGCTCCGGCACGCGCGCGGGAACACGCGAGCCGCTGTGGGACTCGACCGGAACAAGGAACGGCAGCATGGCTCAGAGCTCCATGGTCATCGGCACCGCCAGGGGCGACACGTTGATTTGATACGCGCCACTGAAGGGGCCGCCGACCAGCGGCCGCAGTTCGAGCCAGACGCGTGTGTGGTTGCGGTCCAGGTCTTCGACCACCGCCGGCACGTCAGGATAGCTGCGCGAGAGGATCGCCGCCTGCTCCGTCGCGCCATTGGTGACCTCGAGACGCACGACATTTGCCTGCGCCGTCATCGTCCCAAAATCCACCCCATCATCGTCCACCCCGACGCCGCCAAGGTCTGCGACCACGACCTCGCCCGGAACCACCGCGACCGTCTCGCCCACCCGCACCTGATAGCCATCCGAATAGCCGTCCTCGATACAGGTCGGCACGCCAGCAGATGCCGCAGCGCTCCGGCCAGTCCCGATCGTGCAACTGATCGTCACCTCGCCATACTGCGCGCCATCGCCGCGCGCGATGATCCGGTAGCTGCTGATCTTGCCCGTCGCGGTTCCGGCTGGCAGCCGCTGATCGGTGATCGTCAAGCTCTGGCGACAGGAAAAGCCGAGCGCCGTCTCGAGCGGGACCGCAACCTGCAGCTCGACCGCGCGCGCCCGCGCCAGCAGTTTCGCCCGCGCCAGGGCGACCAGATACGCGATCGACCGGCCGCCGCGATCCGTGATTGCATAGGCCGCGCTCGCCGGGTCCCGCAGCGGAATGCTGCCTTCGGGATCGACAGGTGCTGCGACCTGTTGAGACGCCAGCGACAGAATGATCTCCTCCTCGTCACCCGGCTCGGAAAAGACCCGCTGCACGTCAGCGGCCAGCGTGAAGCGCAGCCGTTCGGTGCGGGACCGCGAGACGTCATAGGCGAGCACCATCCGGTGGACAAAGTCCCAGCGGAAGAACCGGGCGCGATAAGGCGTGGAGTGGAAAGCTTCTGCCTTCGCGCCCTCGGCATCCGAACGCGGCTTGATCGACCCGACCGCCACATCACGGTAGGTGACCGGCTTCGAGACCCCGTCCACGCGCCGCAGCACCGATTGTGCAACCGACCAGCCGCCGCGCAGGCCATCGCCCTCCTGCGGCCAATCCGCCTCGAGCCCCTGCCCGGTATAGGAACTGACCGGCCCGCCAAAGGCCTCCGCGATGCGCTGCGTCACATCGACCGTGCCACGGCCGATCTGATCCCAGGAGATCTCCGCCTCCACCCGGACGCGGCGCAGGGGCGGTGCGCCATACTGGATCTCGAGAGAGCCATAGGCGAAGTCCCCCTCCCCCAGCACGATCACGCCGTCTTCGCCCGCAATGATGTCCGACACCGTCACCGCATGCGACACCCGGTCGATGTGCCATATCTGCGTGCGCGCCTCGAGCACGCTGTCGGGATCGTCCCTTCGCTCGGGCGCGATCCACACCGGGTCCCAGAACGGTGCCGCCCGCAGCGTCGCGGCCAGCGCGCGCTTGATCTGCGGATAGCCCGACGGCCGGGCGATGAAGCTGAGCCGGACGATCTCCGCCTGCATCTCTTCAGGGATCGCCACCAGGCGGCCGAAGAACAGCGGCACCCCGTCCCGCGACAGCCAGGCCCAGATCGTCTCGCCCGCGAGCAGCTGTCGGCGTGGGTTTCGGATCTCGATCGAGAGCATCGGGAAGTCACCTTCCGCATGATCGATCTGCAAGACGAACACATCCTCGTCCTCGCGCGCATGCACCGCCGCATCAAACGCGGTCTGGTCCGGACGGACCCAGGCAAAGCCAAACATTCACACCTCCTCCAGATCAAGCGTCCAGCCTGTGGCCGCGCGCCACTCATCGCGATCAACATCGAATGACACCACCATCATGGTCAGGCGCGGCCGGTAGATCGTCCACGCGCCTGCGACCCGGCTCTCGACCACCGGCCGCTCCGGCGTGCCCGAGGCGGTGAGAAAGGCGAGTTCGGCCACGCACTCCACCGTCACGATGGCTCCGGGCCAGACGCCGTTCAGCGCTGGCGGGTCCTGATCATTGCAGCGCAACTGGCTCGAGAACCTTCGGAACTGCGGTGCCGACAGATCCCGCAACGCACCGTTGACCGTCCGCACCATCTGCTGCGAGGCCGCGATTGGCTGCAGCGTCTGCGTCACGCCCCGGATCGAGGCAGTCGGCAGGCCTACGCCAGCGATCCTCAGGTCAGCCATGCTTCGCTCCCCTTCGCCTCATCCCAATCAGACCATCAGATCGCCGGTCACATAGTAGATATCGCTGCCGCGCGGGATCAGCCGGATCGCCCCGAATTGGGCCTTGGCGCGCAAGCCAGAGCACGATCGGAGCGTCACACCGGTCCCCGCCACGATACTGGTGATCCCGGTCCCGCGCTGAACGATCAAAAGCGCGCCCCGGCCAGTCAGCCCTGCCGGGATTGTGACGGTGTTGGCGGACGCGGCATCCAACTCGAGGACCGTCCGCCCGTCCAGCTCCTTGTCGCCGATCTGATAGCTCGCTGCTTTTGCCACAAAGATCGGCCTCCCCCAGACCTCCGGCAGATAGACCGTCTTGTGATCGAGCGGCTCGCTGCGCAGATCAAAGCTGGCCAGCTTCGTGAAGCTCACGCCGTCGTCGGAGAAGAGGATATCGAACAGACCCGGAAGCGCGGGTCCCCAGGAGGTGGGATAGTAGGTCTGGAGGTAGACGGCATTCACGCGTTGCGGCTCCGGGAACGCAAAGCCGACCTTGATCGGCTTTCCGATTGACGCGAAGGTGCCGTTCGCGGCGCCCGAGCCGACGCCGTCGAAGGCCGAACCCAAAGCGGCCGCGTTGCCGATCGGCGCGCCGCTGGTCAGCGGCACAGCAACCCCGTCCAGGCGGAAAATCAGATCGAAGATGGCGATGTCCCACCCGCTGACCGGCCCCCGCATCGGCTCATAAGCATCAAGCCGCCAATAGCGATGCGCCCCGACAGAAGTGCCGACAACCGGATCCGACGATCCACCGCCGCCACCGGCGCTGCCAGCCTCGTCCGCACCCCAGACGATTGTGCCGCCTGCAGCAGCCTTGAGGACCTGACCTACGGCCCCCACGGATCCAGGAAGCGCCGCCACTGTTGCAGGCTTCGCGGTCACGTCCTGCCACGGATGGCTATGCGCGGAAGGCGGAAAGGTGGTCGGCTTCTCCGTCACCTCGGCCCAGGCGTGGCTATGCGCAGAGGGCGGAAAGGTGGTCGGCTTCTCCGTCACCTCGGCCCAGGCGTGGCTATGCGCGGAGGGCGGAAAGGTGGTCGGCCTGTCCGCGACGTCCGCCCAACCGGCAACCGCGTTGACCCACCCCGCCCCGTCGTGCCGCAGGAACTGCGCTGTCGTCGGCGTCGTAACCGTGACATCGGCGAGATCATTGAGTGCACCGCCACCCGTCCCTGCTTGATCCGTCTGGTTCGTCCAGGCGGTGCCGTCGAACTTCAGAACCTGGCCCGCTGCAGGAGCGGACAAAGCGACATCGGAGAGCCCGTCAAGATCGCTGGCACCGCCAGTCCCGCTGCTCTCGTCGGCGGCCCACAGGAGCCCGGTACCGGCAGCGTCGACCTTGATCACCTGTCCCGCGGCACCAAGCGCTGCCGGAAACGCGTTGATCGTCGCAGGCTTGCCCGCGATATCCGCCCAGGCCGCAGCAGCGTTGCCCCAGGCCGTCCCGTCAAACCGCAGAACCTGTCCCGCCGCCAGGGCCGCGAGCGTCACATCGGTCAGATCGCCGAGCGCGCTGCCACCACCGTCGACCGCCGCGCTCATAGGAGCCCAAACCGATCCGTCCCAGGATAGCACCTGACCCGCGTCCGGGACTGACGACAGCACGTCCGACAGATCGCCAAGACGCAACGGCATCAGGCGCGTGCCCCAGGACGTGCCGTCATGCACGAGCGCATGCCCTGGTTCCGGCGCGAGCCCGTCCTGCACATCCTTAAGGCCCGCCAGGCCGGTGGCCTGCGTCGGGAACAGCCACTGATAAAGAGGACTGCCACCGGTATCGACCGCCTGCGCGTCGAACGTCCCGCCGGAGACATGCGCCCGCGCCGCCAGATAGATGCCGCCCGGTGCCGCGACGATGTCGAGTTCTTCATAGGATACGCCCGGTGCCCAGTCTCCGCGATAATGGATCATCGCTGTCGGCAGCGTGAAGGGCCCATACGTGGTGCCGTCCTCCATGTGAACACTCATCTGGCTGCCCACCACCGTGATCGCGGAGATCTGGTTCGGCGCGGCCGGGTTGGTCTCGACGGCCACAAGCCGCTGCGCCAGCTGCCAGAAGTTGCCGTCGATCTCGGAAGCGGTGAGGTTCGCGCCTTTTCCCGTGCCCCAGCGGGCAGGATCATCCGTGCGATAAGTGACCATGGTCAAGCTCCTCCGTACCAGCCGGGTCGGCGACCGGCGCTCTTTGCCTGCTCATGCAGCGCGAAGCGGACCAGCCGCTCGGCCGTCTCCCGCGGTGCCATCAGCCCCGCAAAACTCTCGCCGCCGATCGAAAGGTTCAGGTTTGCGTAAGGCCCAACCGGACCGGATGGACCGGCCGCTACGGGCACCGTCGATCCGCTGACCAACCCACCCCCGGCATAGCCACCCAGCAGACTGCCGGGCGGCAACGCCATCGCGTTCAATCGTCGGAACAGGTCCGTGCCGTAATGCTGCACCGCGCGCGCCTTCACGACGAACTCGCCGTCCGAGAGCCAGGACAGAATCGAGTCGCTGGTCGATGTGCCCGGACCGCGCACCGCACCGCCTGCCGCGAAGCCAGGGGCCTGCGATGACGAAGACTTGCTCTGCGCCACGCCGATCAGGCTCAACAATGACTGCACCTTCGCCTTCATGCTGTCGACAAAGCTGCCAAGCACGCCCTCGAGCCAGTTGAACCGGCTGCCGATGAAGTCCACCACCTGCCCGAACACCATCCGGACCTGATCCGCCGCCTCCCGAAGCCCGCCCGGGATCGCCCGCCAGGCTTCCAGGCTCGCCTCCCGGATCGCGGTCATCTTCTCGCCGATGAAGGCCGCGATGGCGGTCCAGTTGGCATGGACGGAGACCAGCAGATATCCAAGCGCGGCCGCCAGAAGAGCCGGCCAGCCGACGAACGCCAGCGCCGCCGCCACGGCCGTGCCGATCGACCCTGCCAGACCCGCAAACAGAGCGGCCGCATTGATCAGCGTTGGCAGCAAAGAGGCGAAGCCGCCGATCAACCCGCCGATCCCCATGGTCATCGCGCCGAGAATGGCCAGGGCCGGACCGACAGCCGCCACGATGCCGCCCAGAACAAGGATGGTGTTCTGGCCCCACTGCGGCAGCAAGGTGAAGGCATCGACCGCGATCAGCATGAACCCGGCCAGCTTCGTCGTAATTTCCGCAAGCTGCGTGATCACCGGCGTCAGCGCCTGACCCACCTGCTCGAACGCGTCCCCCAAGGCATTCAGCGCCTGCTGATGTTGGCCGAACCCGCTCTGCGCCAGCGTCTGCGCCATGCCGCCGAACTGGACGTCGAGCTCGCGCAGGATGATCTGCTGCGCCTGCGCCACCCGGCCGGTCTCAACCAGCTGCCGCACCGTCTCCTTCTGCGCGGCGGTGAACTGGATGCCGGAGCGCGCGAGCGCGGAGATCCCCGCGATGGGATCGTTCAGCGCCTTGCCCACCTGGATCGCGGCGGATTGCAGGTCGGTGCCGAGGGCGGCGGAGAGGTTCAGGATCGCCGTGTTCGCGGCCTCGAACTCCTCTCCCCTGATGTTGGTGAAGGTCAAAAGCACCGCCTGCATCTGCAGGATCGCCTCATCCCCGACCGTGGTGACCTTCTGGAACTCCCCCGCCATCGCCTGCAGTTCTGCCGAGGTGAAGCCGACCGTGCCGCCGGTCGAGCGCAGCGCCGCATCGACCCGCCGGATCGCCTCCTCCTGAACCTTCCAGGCATCGAGCGAGGTCTTGCCCATCAGCACCAAGGGCGCGGTGACCGCCACCGACATGCCCGCGCCGAAATCCCGCATCCCGCGTCCAGCATCCACGACGCTGCGGCCAAGGTCACGGATGCGCTTTTGCGCGGCGTCCATGCTGCGCGCGAACGCGGCACCCGGGCCCTTCAGTTTCTCGGCCGCCTGCTGCACATCCGAAAAGGCCTGCTCGCCCGCCTGGCCGAATTGCGACAGCTGCCGCTTGATCTCGTCGCCACCGACGAGCGCGATCCGCTGTGAAATCGTCTTGCGCGCCATTACCCATCCACCTCGAGATGTTTCATGTAGAGACCGCCAAGCCGGGCGGCCGCCCGCGCCGTCACGCCAGACACATCGAACCGCCTGCGCAGTTGAACCGTGCTCACGCCCACAAAGACCGGGACCGAGCGCAGGAGCCCGGAGCCGGACGTTCCCCGCCGCATCGCGGCCGCGGTGAGCTTTGGCGGAGCGGTCCGGCGCGCGGCCGCCCGCGACACCCGGACCTGCGCCACCAGGAGCGGCGGCCGTCCCGGGCGGCTCACATAGTGCAGGCGGCCGGGATAGGATTGTGGCGTCAGCCGCTTGCGCCCGATCTTGCTGGCGACACCGGACAGCGGCAGCCACAAGAGCGGCTTGCCGCCGATCTTTGCGCCCTCCTCGAAAACCCAGGCGTAATGGATCTTGTGATAAACATGCGCGGCCGCATTGATTGAAGTGCCGCCGCGCGGATGGACATCCACCCGCAGCGCGTTCTGCCATTTTCTGCCGAAACCGGCCGAGGCGATCTGAGCGCGCGCCTCCGCCTTGACCACGTCGCCTGCCTCCCGCACCGCGGCGGTGGCCGCCTGCGCAATCGGTTTTTCCGCCGCCATGAACGCCTCGATGAACGCCCCGCGCCGGTGCTGCGTCTGCCCCTTCATCGCGTCCACTCCTTGATCAGCTTCTTTGTGTCCTTCGGATCCCCCCGCGCGGCCTGATGCATGAGGTAGAGCCGATCCGCCGCCTCGCGTTTGCGGCGCGCCGCCGCGAGCGACAGGAACCCCACCAGCTGTCGCGGCGTATAGGCCCAGGCCGCCGCCGGGGAATGCCCCAACGCGATCAGCTCCTCGAGGGCTTGCGCGATCTCGTATCCGGCACCGCGACCGATCGTGCGCCGACGGCGGGGCCCAGCCCCAGCGCCCCGCCCGCGCCCGTCAGCTTCTCCACGAAAGGGCCGACACCCGTCGGCAGCGTCACGCGGGCGACCGCGATCAGCAGATCCGCCTGCGCGTCCAGTGACAGGTGATCCGCGGCCCGCTCGGCCTCCGCATCCCCCGCGGCACCGGTTCCCGCCGCGATGATCGCGGCGATGACCTCGCCGCCCATCGCCATCAGATCCTCGATCGGGACGTCCCGGCCACTGAACATGCGCCGCAGATCGGGAAACCGCGCGAGCAGGAGCGCCACGCCCGAGGCCGAGATACCACAGACCTCGACCCCCTGCCCCCGCACCACCACCGTCTCGGTGGCGGGCGCGATATCAACGAGACCAACCATCACGCGGCCTCGCGGTAGTCGATGGAGCCAAAGTCGCCATCGACGGCCAGAACCTCGCCGTTGACCTCGAGCCCGCCCCATTCGTCGGTGATAGGGTTGATCGACGAGGCCGGTGTGAACGACACCAGCGGAAGCCGGATCGTGATCCGTGGCCCGATATCGTTGGCACCGTCAAAGCGGATCGTGCCGCGCACCTCGCTTAGCGCCAGAAGATTGAAGCTGGCGATCCCGCTGATCTCGTCGATCACGGGCGCATCGGCCATCAGTGCCATCACCAGGTTGTCCAGCGACCATTCATCCATGACCAGGCGCAGACGCGCGCTCTTCTCGATCACCACCTCGCGGTCCTTGGTCCGGACCCCCTGGCGCGAGCTGAAATGCGACAGCTTCTCGACTTCCGGCGAGAACTCGAACTCCGGCACGTTGCCAAGATCGCGCTCGACACCGCCCTGCGGCGTCCAGAACACCCGGCCCTTGCCAATGTAGTAGTTATTGATGCTCGGTGCATCCGGCATGATCAGTCCTCCAACTTTGATGGCTTCAGTACATAGCGAAACGTGAAGGAGAGACTCATCTCGCCCTCCATGCTCCGCCCCAAGGCGAGCGCCGTCCCGCAGCCCGCGTAGCGGATCGAGCCGTTTGGTCCGACGAGAGCCGCAAGCGGCCCGTCTGTCAGCACGCGGCGCAGGATGCGCCGGCGCAAGGTGTTGAGCTCGGCTCCGAGACCGGCGGCGCGGTGGCTGACGAGCACGAAGAGTTCGGGCGTCATCGCAATCCGTTGCGGCGCGTCCGCCGACCGGCTGCCGGGCAAATCCTCCTCCTCGGCGGCCTCGTCCGCATCGAGGATGATAATGGCGGGTCGGGCGGTCTCGGAGAGGCCGAGCTGGTTGCGGAGCACTTGCACGGCACCCGGCACGCTTGTGACCACCTCGACGAGGCGCGCCAGGATCTCTTCGCGGGTATCAGGCATTGGTGTCCTCGCTCAGAAACAGGATGAGTTCGCCCGAGGCCTCGCCGTCCGGCCCCGGCTTTGCCGCGTGCGCCTCGATGCGCCAGCTGGTGTCCCCGAAGACCAGATGCCCGCCGTCGAGGTCCCCGAGCGGGATCTCGGCCGCCAGCAGATCGCGCCGCCGCACCGCAGCACTCGGCCGCACGGTGCCAAGCTCGAACTGGTCGGAAACATCGGTACTCACGGCCCCGGGGATGACGGTGACAGCCACGCCCGCGGTGAACCACCGTCCGGGCGTGAGCGTCGCAGGAACACCGAAGGCGGCGTAGAGCGGGTCGTAGAGCAACGTGCTGATGTCCATGAGCTTATCCTTGATTGGCACATCCCGAAATTGTCTTAAGTCAAGACTGGGCCAGACTGTGAGGGGCCTCCTCTCTCTGCCCGATGACATTGCCTTCCATGAACCGTCACCGGTTGCTCATAGTGGTGTTGAAGTGACGGGCCGACCGGCAGCAAACACGTGACGTCGGCAGCACCGGCATCACCCCTTCGCGCAAAAAAGGCCTCTGCTCCATGAGACGCTGCAACCTCTTCTTGCGACGGTCAAATTTTCATCCCATGGTCGTTTCAACGCGGGCGATGTATCCCGGATAGGAGTCGAGGCAAGTATGTTTGGAAAGCGCACGGCGGTTTTGGTCGACGGCGATAATATGAGTGCGAGGCATTCCGCTCAGGTCCTTGTCGAAGCTGGCAAGCTGGGGCGGGTCGATGTCGCGCGTGTCTATGCGGCGGCAAATCATCCCTCGGACTGGTTGAGCACTCCCGGCTACCGGTTAATGCATGCCGGCGTAGGCAAGAACGCCGCTGACCTTCTCCTGAGCATTGATGCCATGGAGCTGGCGCTGACAGGAGGCATAGAGTCTTTTGTGATTGCAACATCGGACGGCGATTTCGTTCATCTGGCCCAGCGTCTGCGGGAGCGCGGCCTGACCGTGCTCGGCCTTGGAGAAGAGAAGGCTCCCCATGGCTTTCGCCTGGCTTGCACCGAATTCCTCGTTTTGCCTTGTGACAGAAAATGCGACCAACCAGCCCCAGAAGCCAGATCTGTCTCGGGGTTTGATGAGAAGATCCGTGACATGATTGCCCAGCACAGCACCAAAGGTCGTGGCATACGCGTCGCGGAGCTCGCGCCGAAGATGCACGTGACCCATGGCATCCGGATCAGCGCCCTCCCGGAAAGAAATTGGCGTGCATACCTATCGGCGCGTCCTTCGCTGTATGCCCTCGATCCTCGTGGTCCCGAGGCCATGGTCCGCTATCGGCCCGAAGGCTTTGGTCCGCGCTGACCGCCAGAAACTGAGAGATGGAGACGCCAAGACCACGGGCTCAATCTCAGGTCCGCCGGCCGCTGCGCAGCACTTGTGGGCGGGTGCAGATCGGCAGCGGGTTGCTCTCGATCTCGAGCCGCACCCATTCGTCGCGGTCCCTATCAGGGATCGTACGGGCGTAGAGCGGCAGTCCCAGCGTATTGACCGTCTCGAAGGTATCGGCGGGCGCATGGTAGATCTCGAAGAGGCCCTCCACCCCTTCGGGATAGAAGAAGGCCTTGTCCGTCGGCACGCCGAAGCCCGCCCCACCCCGGTAGCGGCGGAAGCTGATGCCACCAAAGCTGACTTCGTCGGCCACCCTTCCGCGAAGATCGGCAGCAGCGGCGGTGTTCAGATAGGTCTCGCGCACCTCCTTGTGGGCAATGAGATCGGCGAAGAAGGCTGAGCCGCATTCCGCGCGGACCTGCACGGCCCCGGCGGCAAGCCCGCCCATGCTGTCTTCGAC